GGACGACCCGTTGGACTGATCGTATCAATCTCAACTCCCAATGGGTTTCAGTTCCGCTCGCCCTGCGAGCCGCTCTGATAAACCAGCCCGCTGCGCAGCAGCAGGGCCCATTAGGCGGGGTCTTCTTAAGGCACTTCGCGTCGTCCAGCTGGAGTTTAGACTCCTGGGCGAGCTTCCCGATTTAGCGGGCGCGACGTGTTCTTCCCTAAGAAGAGACTGGGACTCCAAAGTCCCTCTGGTGATGAATATGCCTTCCTCCAGTGGAGGAGGGACGACAAGAAGGCGAATTCGTGTCTCGAAGATGTCTTCAGCTCTCAAGAGCTGTAAGCGGATCTTTGACGCGGAATGTAAGACCTGTGATCAACAGAGGGGCGAGGTAGCCAAAGAGGAGTGGAAGGCACGGATGGCCGAGACGGTAAGTCGAGTTGATTGTAAGTGGTCGTACGACCCCTATTGGCTCCTTAGACGTCACGTCCGTGCCCTTGCTCACGGGTGGGGCGAGAGGTTAGAGAACTCTCGCAGAGAGTGTGTGGGTGGGATTAGGAAGAGTGAGAGTGGTGTATACATCCCTGACCAGCAGGGCTGTTTGGAGGCGAGACAAGGTGAGGGTGGGACGCTTTCTGTCCATCCTTCCGAGACCTGTCCTGATGATTCACTTGTCAGGGTGGGTTGTGCCAAGACTAAGGGAAAGCTTCGTGTTGTTACGATGCAATCCGCCCGCGTGAAGCGGGTCTTGACTCCCGTCCATAATGCCCTATACGATCATTTGTCATCCTTCGGATGGCTCGTACGTGGGGATGTGAAGAAAGAGGACTTTGAGGCGGTTCTTAATGACTTGAAGCCTGGCGAAGCGTTAATTAGCGGGGATTACGAGTCCGCCACTGATCGCATTTACCATGAAGCCGTTCAAGTCATTATCGAAGAACTCTCGAAGGATGAAAGACTGTCGGAGGAAGAGAGACGGGTTTTGCAAGGTTCATTTACCAACCTACGTTGGGTAAATCCTTGTACCGGTGCGACTGGTCCAATTAAGAGGGGGAGTATGATGGGTAACCTCGTAAGTTTCCCGTTATTATGCCTCCTTAACAAGGCGTGTTTTGATATCGCCAGCGACATCGTACGTGGTAGTGGAGCAAACAGGGTCGGTCGTTTTAATGGCGACGACTGCGTCTTCGCAGGTGACCGTCGGTTCTTTGACTTTTGGAAAGAAGTCACGAGTACCTTTGGTCTTTGTGTCAATGTTGAGAAGACCGGCTATTCTAACATCTCGGCGGATTTGAACTCCCAGAGTTTCTTTATCCGCCAAGGACGTTTAGCCCCGAAACCCGTTCTCTCCTTTTTCAGGCCTTATAGGGAGGAGCCTGGTTGTCTCTTGTCAGAGGTGCTCAGAGGGCTGA